TAGTAATAGTGTAGGTATTACTTACACTTAAGTCAGTAGTCAGAGCATTACCGCTTAATTCAACAATCTTAACATTTGAACCACTGTCTATTACATCAATTACTCTGAACTGACCGTTATTAGGATTTGTGCCTGTAATATTGATAAATGTACCATTAACAATTGCAGAAGCATTAGAAATATCGTTTGTAGTTACAAAATTAATCATACCTATATTAGCACCATTAATGTTGCCAGATAGTACGGTTACATTAGCAGTGGTATTAGCAGTTACTATAGTTTTAATATCGTAAGATAAATTTTTATTAGCATAAGTCGGTGTATCAACTAGATTTTTAGCTAAAATAAGGCCAATTTGCTTACTGTCAACCAACGGGGCTATATAAGAATTTGTAGTATTTAATTCAACTTTGTAAATAAAGGAAGCTGCATTTGAGAGGTTAAACCGAGTAGTAGCATTACCTGCTATCAACCTAGTGTCTGTTAAATCATTATCATCTACTGACATTTTTGTAAAAGCTGAATCCACACTATAACTTTTAGATGTAGCTTTATAGCTTGGGGTAACAGTGCTTACACCCTGAGTAATAGTAGATAAGACAGGGAATATAGTATCAAATTGAGTGTCTTGGGTGGCAAACATACTGGTACCCCCAAACCGAGTTGCTTTTGTTACCCCAGTAACAGGTGTTGGAAGGGTAACTGTATAAGAAGATAATGTAACGTTAGAAACCGCTAGACCTACATCTATAAACGTGTTAGAATTTACACCAAAGAAGGCATTAACATTACCTAATACTGATGTAGCATTAGATAATCCCCCTAAAATAACATAGCCACCATCAGCTAAACCGTGATTAAAATGTTTTACCCGGAGAGTGGCACTAGATGGAAAAACTTCTAACGGGTCTTCTTCTAAAGCCCCAAGTTCATATTCATTTAACAATGGAAGAAAATTAATAGAACCAGTTGCACCAGTATTAAATACTGCTCGATACAACTTAAACTTTAAGTCTTCTGCCTGCTTAGGTGTCCAAGAAGAAGCGTTCTGGGATTGATAAAGTGTACCTACATACGGTTGCTCGGTAATTCTTTTTGTTGTTACCGTATCAATACCATCTAGCTCAGATACCCACACCCTATAGTTTTTGGAGTCTGAACCTAGAGTTAAAGAATACTCACCAATATCTAAAAATATAGGGCTTGAAAAAGTTACAGTAGTTGCTACATTAGCATTACTAGTAACATTTACAGTACTAGGATATAGATAGGCTTGAGAAAAAGGTACTACATAGGGACCGGGATCCCCATTTACATTTTTTCTAATAGCAATATGCGCAGGTAAAGAGGTGTCTTTTGCTGAAAAATACAAATCAACTTTTGTAACAATACTCGGGGTATCAATAAGAAAAGTTTGTGCTAATGGGTCTAATAAAGTATATGCCATATTTTTTTTATTTTAAAATTGCTCTTGCTGTTAGTGCTCCAGCGCTGGATCCATTGGCTGTCGAAGCGACAAGTGTAGCTGATATACTGTTAACAGCTTGAGCAGAAGTAAGAAAGTTATTTTCTGTTGTAAGGTGCCCAAGTAATCCGTTTGCGCTGTTTTCATTTTTAGCGACCCCAGCAGATATTATGTCAGCCGTTGCCTTTAAAACAAGGGCTGCATTAGTATTCACATTGGTTAAAACTCCCGAAAGAGCCCCTCCAGAACCGGTACTAATTGTCATGTTACTCAATGTTGCAGCTGTAATGCCTTGTTCAGCAAATTTACCTGACCAATATGTTAACCCACCAGCATCTGGCTGCCTTCCAAAAGCATTAACATACACTTGAGTTAAATAGCCTCCAACCACATTATATACCGCTGCTACTGGAGGACTATCATTACTATCATTACCGCCGCCGCCGCCGCCGCCGCCGCCTCCACTGCTAGCTATAACCACAGTTCTTTCTTGTGTTACAATCGTGGAATCTAGTTTAGCGTTTCTGGTAGACACAATTTCATTAGCTATACTTCTTACCTCACCTGAACTATTAAATGCAGCTTCTGCAAAAGTCTCTTGATCAGCTACCGTATTAATTGAAGAGTCAGTTAATCTAAATGTATAAGCTCCTGTATTAAAATTATGAATATCTGCTATATAGCTAAAGTAACCACTTGCATTACCAGATGCATTGGTTAGGATCGGGCTAGCAATAAATTCATAGCTGCTGGCTGCATTGGCATAAAAATTAGGATCATTTATACTAATAGTGTTAGTTTCCCTATTCAAATATGGCGTTACATCAATAGAATTAAAATATGCATATAATCTTGTATTAGGCTTCATACCTTCGGCGTTAAATTTAATAACAGCATTTCGCATCTTAGGTATAACGGTCTTTGAAACTACAATATCATTATTTACTGTAGTATTAATAGTTTCTGCTACCGTATAGTTAATACCATCTTGTTGCTGTACTAATTCATTACCTGAATTACCAAAGCGCAAATCTCTCCAGTTACCCCATACAGTACCATACTTACCCTTGGCTTTAGCATCAGCTAACAAAGAATCATAATCCCCCTGTACATTCCTATAAACATCAGGTATTCTTTTATCATCAAACCAAATATCAGAAGGAGGATCTAAAGTTACGCGGCCGCTAAACAAGACTACATTGAATGGGTTCAAATTAACTGTTTTACTAGACTTAGCATTAGTAATAAATGCTTCTTCTGTATATGGTAAAGTATATAGATCTCCAACTAAAACATAATTATTAGCCGTTCTATCTGCTGCAGCAGTAGTCTGTTCTTTTAGTTTAATAAATCTAGTTTCACATAACGGTCTAGCTTCTTTCTTGTTAAAGTCAATAGCTGTAGCGTAATCAATATTAGTAGGGTCTCCAATACCATGCCCAGTAAAGGAATCAACTACAAATCCATTTTTAAATCTATCAAACCCCTGTGCATCTTTAATTTGAAAGATCTGTGTATCTTTTTCAGCTAAACTTAACGATGTATAGTATTCGAGATTTTTAACTCTATTTTCAATACGTCCAATATCCCGCATGGTAAATCGTTTATTATCTACAGGGAATATAGTAATGTCTTTAGTTATATCAAAAACATAGGCTTTTTGCTTATGAATATATAACACCATAGCATCGCTTGGCGTAAGAGGCTCTACAGGATTAAGCGAGCTTATACCCTTTACAACTCTAATTCGACCAGTTCTATCTAATACAAGTTTATCAATTCTAGGTAGGAAATATTCAAAATTAGTAATAACATCATTTTCAAAGTCTGGAAATTCTGTTACACTAGCACCTGTACCTGTAAACCCTGTACCAGCATCATTTATTCTTGACCTAAAATCTAAACAATCTCTTAGACTATAAGTTATCCCCCCAGATGTAAAGCTAGGTATGTCTTTATAATCAATACCGTTGTAAGACTCTACTGAAAAGTAGTCCCCAGCTCCATGGGTAAAATAATTAAATGTAATTCTAATAGGACCGGTGGGCTTTGCAGCTTCTGGTTTAATTTTGATTGTACCAACATCATAATAAGTATTTCTTTGGCCATTATCAAAAATAAATCTATCTGTAATATCAATTTCACCCGTTGAAAAATATGCAGTTCCAAAAGCATTAGAAGACATTTTAACGTTAGAAAGCTGATATATGTCTGCTTTACCTAAAGTGATAGTAGCTGCTGTACAAGTATTTTCAGTTGTATAATCTACAGTTGCATTAGATACAATAGTTTTAACTTTTTTATCTGCTGCCGAATTAGACTTTTGTAACGTAGTTACAATTACGACATCTTCATTAGTATATGTTGGATACAATGTTACAGTAAGGGTTTTACCAGTAGGGGAACCCGATCTTGTAATATTTGCACTTGTAAGATTAATATAACTACCTGCATTACCCCCAGATGTAATTACCAGTTGATAATTGTCTGTAGAGAACCCATTAAAAACTTCGTCTGTACCTGCAGTAATCGATACATTACCTCCTGACAGAGTTCTTGAGTAAACACGGCGTGAGGTATAGGTTGTTGCCGTACCTCCCGTATCTACCGATTTTATTACACTGTATGGTAATGGGAATATATAAGAATTAAGAGCCGAATCTTGTATTGTAGCTGTTTGATAGCTATAAGTTACACCTGCTAGATTACTAGAAGGTCTAGGTGTAACGTTTGCTGAATACGCACTCGCAACATTCATAATTCTTAAACTCTGAGTACCGAGAGTAATATAATCCCCTGTAGCTAATTGAGTTGTAAACGATGTACCTACCCCAATAATAGTATTACTTAGAGAATTAGACGTTACAGTTCCAACTAAAGCGGTGGCTGTAGGAACAATATCTGCCGTGAAGTCTTCATAACTAGCATTATCAAAGTACAGCTGTTTAACATCATGGGTAAAAGAGAACCCTGATTCCATTATGATATCAAACAAATATAACTTATAGACTGCTGTAGCTGTACCAATGGTGCCTGAATCAAACTCAATAGATCTAATCTTAGCCGTACCAATTTTTGTTCCAGCAGGAGAGGCTACAACGCTTGTATATTGATTAAACAGACTTAAAGTAGCTAAATTAGCAAGGTCTGGAATACTGTTGATATTAGTAGCAAGTACATAATTACCAAATGGTGTTGCAATTGTACTATTAGTTACGGAGACAAAATCACGAGCTTTTTCTTGTGAAACATATTTAGTACGAATTGAATCAATCTCATAGCCTTTAACATATGCTTTGCCTGGAGCTACTACATTAAAAAATAGAGAAGCATTACCACCTTGACTGGCAGTATACATGCCATCAACTACCGTGATCTGGGTATTTGCATTAGTAGTTCTTAAATGCTCTTTAAGCTGAACCCGATATGGGGTTACTGTGTAGTCTCCAGACTCATCGAAAGTTCTTCTAGCTAATGTATCATTTAAAACATTATAACTAGAATTTATAGTTTGTCTTATAATTTCATTATCTTGTACTCTTACAACCTCAACAAAATTAGCCTCATCAGTATCTGTAACGGTAAAATTTCTTTTAGCTAAAGTTAATGCTATTTTATAGCGATCAGCTCCTGGAGCAAAATAATTATAAGTTTCGATTGCAGGGTCTAATAAAGATTCATCAATATCACTTGTAACTATGCTTTCAGTAATTTCAAATCCAATAATAACATTAGATGGTACTGCGTATTTTTCAACGATTAGAGTTTGTTCGGGGTAGTATACAAATGAACCTTTAACAAATAAAGCTCCGCTTGTTGTAGAGAAGGCAGTTCCTGTACCAGTTGACGAAGCTGCAATTGCTTGTACAGAAGTTAAACCATCTTCTGTAATTAAAACTTCTGAACTACTGAATGTTGTTGTTGTACCATCTGTACCTGAATTTAAATATTTAACGTAGATTGTAGGTGAGTCGGTATCAGTAGCAAATTCATAATTAATTACTAATGCCCTAACCCCTGTCGTCTGACCGACAACAATAGAATCTACTAGCCCATCAATAACATCATCTGCAATAACTGAGTTGTAGCTTGTAGCAAGCTTAACAAATTTGTATCTAGTATCATACACCTGCTCACCAGGAATAACTATAGAACCTTCTTTAAATATATTCTTACCAAACCGCTCAATTTGCCCCTGAATAAGGGTCTGCATCTGAGTTAATTCACGAGCTTGAACCGCACGACCTGGTTTAAACAGAACACGATAGAAGTTTTTAGTTTCATCGTAATCATCATAATAGGGGGTAGTAGGGTAGGTTTTCATTATAATCTTATAATTGTTTTAAGAGTTACTAATTGTTGGTCACTGTAACTGACCGTCGTTCTGTTATCAATATATAAAAGATCGCCGCTGAATTTATTTATACTCGGTGTATTATTAACTGTTGTAATAGTATAATTGGTATTTGATAGAGCATCTACTAATACATTAGTTGCTACTATAGAATAGTTATTTTTGTTATTAATTAATATTTGATTAGTAGCCGGAACTGTTTCTATTACTTCAAATTTCTTAGAAGTATTATCACTTAATGATAGCACTGTGTCTCTAGCTAAACTACCAATACTATTAACAGTAACTAGGTAGCAGCTGCTTCCGATAATATTAGAATAAACATCATCACTTGCAAATTTCTTAACATCTTTAATAATACCAAATTGTCTATAGTCATTATTAACTACTACACCTTGATTGGCTTCATTATTTATCGTAGAGTACAATAGGATGGTATCGGCAAATAATTGCTTTACTGGATCAAACCCATGACCGTTATAGGGAGATAAGATTGCAGAAACGTTGGCATTTGCACCATTACCGGTAATGACAACATTTGCATGAGTATACCCTAGTCCAGGAGTGGTAACCGTAATATAACTTACAGTATTGTTAGCTAAAACTACATTACCTAAGAACCCGGTTCCGTCTCCAGATACGGATACGTTAGCGTAAGAATATCCATTGCCAGCATTATGTACTCTAAAAGCATATATCGCACCATCTACGGCAGATAACTCTACTATATTTTGTATAGTATCAGCATCTCCAATTGATAAGTTTGTATAGGCATTAGCACCAGTACCATCTCCTACAATATCAATATCTGCATAAGAATAACCTGAACCCGGGTCTTCAATAATTACATCCTCTAATTGACCCGCAGCATTAATAAATGGTGTTAAAACTGCACCTGTCCCATCCCCTATTAAGGAAATAGTGGTTTGTATATTAGCGCTATAAGCGGTACCTGGATCCTCAATTAAGACTCTATCTATTGTACCGTTATATAATACCGGTCTTAAAATTGCAGCAGAGCTAAAGAATAGATTAGCTGACGCGTTAGCAGTTGGCTGTCTGCTTCCAGATGTACTAATACTAATTGTGGTATTAGCCTGAGCAGCTGTTGTATAACCGCTACCTGAATTTGTTAAAACAATATCTACTAGAGCATTACTACTAAAAATTAAGTTAGCTGCAGCGTTGGCAGTAGGTTGACTATTCCCGGTAGTAGATATAGTAACGCTGGTATTAGCCACAACATTAGTAAGATATAAGGTACCAGGTGTAATTATTTTAACATTACTTACACCTTTGTAAAAACTTTCACCAGATCCTAGTGAATCTGTAATACTGATAGTAGCTGTCTTATAGTTAACACCTGGGTTATCAATAATAACATCAATAAATTTACCGCTTGTATTAAACGCAGGTCTTAGAGTAGCAACTGTATTTCCAGATAGACCTAAAAACTCACCATTAACTGTTAGAGTAACTAATGCATTCCCTAGATACCCAGTGCCTGCATTATTAATAACTACGCTACTAATTTGACCGTTAGAATAAAACGTATTTGTAACGGCCCGTTGAACGGGCATAAGGGTACTTGTAAGAAACCTATTTCTTAGCGATAACGGAATGGAATATAAGTACTTCCAAATATAACCATCCGCAGTTGTATTAGGGGTTGCATCTGTAAAGGATGGCTCAACAGTTGAAGCTGCTCCGTTTTTATTAAACAAGCACACATAAACATTAAAATTGCTAGATAAAACATAAAAAGTAGCATCTTTTAATTTGGTAGCACCTGAAGTAGCAGGGTAAGAGGCTGAATAATTACCATCAAATTGATCGTAAACTGTACCAGTCGACCAATTTCTTCTAGTTACTAATAAAGAAGCATCCTTAATATTTATTTTCTTTACCGCTATAATACTATTACGGGTATTGTATTCATAGTCTTGAGTTACCTCTGGAGTGGGCGGGTTATTTTCATCTGCCCACTCTATTACATTACCAATAAAGTAATAATAATTTGATCTACGAGATAATATCTCATTATAGACAGTCTCAGCCAATGATTGGTGAATCGTGTCTTTTAGAAGAAATGGCATGTTATGATATGGTTACATTCCAAGTAATAACGATAACGTCAGCAGCACCTTTATTTACTGCATTAAAATTGGTTCTACAAAGCATATCACCGGTAGAACTTGCATTTAAAATAGCTGCTTCAGTAAGAGAGCCAGTACCTGTACCTGCTGGGAACGTAGCAACATAGGCAATAGTATTGTTAGTTCTTGTAGATGAATCTAAAACAACTCTACCAAGCTCTGTACCTAGCGCTGTCTGAGCTGTGGTTGCAGCGGTATTTGATGAACCTACGGCCATGTGACTAGGTATAGCCGTAGTATTGCCTACAAGCCTGGAGGTAATTACATTCTTACCTACAGCTACAATTAGATTTTTTACTTCTCTTACTTCTAATTCATCTCCGCTTTCACTAAGACGAGAGATTTTAAGCCTACCTGTTACATTTACTGTTTCTGTAAACATTCTATTTCCTTTAAAATTTATTTGTAAATAAGTGCATTATTATTTATATATTATTTATACCGAAAACACTGTGCTGCTGGTAAGATCTGCTACATATGAATTTGTACCAGATTGTGAAAAATACGTATTGCTACTGTAGTTATTTACATATGTTATACTTGCACCACTGGAAGTGTCTGTTATAATGGTTTGATCATTGTTGCTATTAATATTCTTATATAGAGTGCTTACATTTGAGGTTAAAATAGCATTTGCTATATCATTAAATGAAAGAAAGATATTAGAAGCAGTAATAACATCATCTAATACACTAGAAGTATCTGATACTGTAAGAAAGATATTAGAAGCAGTAATAACATTATCTAATACACTAGAAGTATCTGATGTAACTAAGTTAAAATTACGTATAGTAGTATCGGTTACAATTGTTTCATTATCCGCGTTATCTGTATTTTTATATAGTGTATATACATTTGAAGTTAGTATGGCATTAGCACTATCTGAAAATGTTCTTTTATACAAAGTAGATAATGAAAAAGTATCTATAGCTTCAAATGCATCCCTAAGTTCAATGAATATATTAGAGGACGTAATTACACTAACGTTAGCCTGAAGATTAGCCGTAGTACTTAAAATTCTATTGTTAAATAAATTTGTACCTGCAGGGTGTATTAATTTTTTAACTGTATCATAAAATAAACTTATATCAAGATCAGAAGCTAATTGATATGCAAACGGCTGGTATAGTTTATCATCTTGTATTCTTACTTCTGGTTCTGATATGAATCCTTGCGAAGTTGTAAACTGTCCTGGATATCTTGCTAGAGAACCCATAACTACAGTAATTACAGCTGTAGAATCTAAGCTAGCACCTGCAGTAGTAGTAGAGGTTACCGTTTGATCAGATGTTAAAGCGGTAAGTAGAGTACCAGTATACTCGTAATTATCAATATAATCTGAGAAGAAATATCTAGATGCTGATATTGCGGTATGTGGAGATGAAATCTCTATTGATTCCTTAAACCCACCAGAAACTGTATTAAATGTCTTTGATCTAGTTGCAATCGTTAAATCACCATATAAATCAATTGTAACATTATCATTTGGGTAATTATATCCAAAATTTAAAATACGTAAAGATACTATACCTCCAGTATCATTAACCTCTAAGATTCTAATTAATGTGTTATTTCCTCCTGCAAGCGGTACGGTAAATATTTGACCTGCTTTAAACCCTGAACCAGCAGATAAAATATTTACACTAACCGTTGTAGGTCTTACTACTCCGGTAAAAATTGTGCTGTTGTTGCTAATTACTGAGACAATGTCTCCAATTTCGAAAGGAGTAACTGAGGAAGATTTTAAGAACACCTCGTAAAGATTATTATCTAATAATTTAACTCTAACAATAGCATCTGTATAAACGATATTATTCTTAGTAATAGTTAAAAATCTATCTACTATATTCTCAGCACTTCCGGAAGTTATTTCAATCCGTAAAGATACTTTTTGATCCCACGTACCATCAGATGCAATTAAAACGTTATCATACGGGTGACTTGTATCAACTACAGTATCATACAATAACTTAAATAAAATTTTAAAAGATATCTCACTGCCTTTTGCCTCGTATAGATCTTTTATTCTCTTAACTAAGAGTCTTTTATTTACAACGGTATTGTAGCCAATATCTTCAGCGTAGTTAGCAATAAAGTAGTTAACAAAAGAATCTACCGTTCTATCAATATCACCATATTCTTTTGCATTTTGTACTAACTCTAATGCTCCTTGATCTTGCTCTAAGAATCTATAGTAAGCTTCAATAAAAGAAACAAATGTAGTAAAATCACTCTTAACAAATTCAGGCACGTGCCCGCTTACCAGCTTTGATATTTTTTCTTTTATTCTGGTAGTCGACATATTATACGATAGCTGTTGAAGTTACGGTTACACCTGCTACAAGACCGTTTGCTAAATTTACAGCTGTGTCATCTTGTACTAGTATTTGGTTCTTATATACATTCAAGTTATAGTATGATTCTTGTACCCCAGCATTTATACGAATGTCAGTCGTACCAGCTGGCAGGGCTGCAGGTGTTAATGATTGTATTAATAGCTCACCAGTTGCATAATTAACCGTACCAATATTAGAAGAAACAATAGCTCCTGTTACAGGGTTAATCAGACGAAGCACACCTGATCCTTGATTATTAGACGGCGTCTCATTAGGAAGATCAGCTATCTTTACAAGGGTTTGATCTCCATTTACAGTAATAAAGAAATAACTAGAAACAACTTCACCAGGTGTTATAGGGTTAACAAATTTTATGGAAGCGTCACCTGTAAAGGTATTACCTGTATTTAAAACAGGTACTATTCTTTTTTGTAATTTAATAGTAATAATTACACTGTTAATAGCTGAATTTGCAGCTAAGATTAACGATATTAATTTAGAGTTATTATACGTTTTATTAAATTTTTGTAATTCAGTACTAAAGTAACTAGCAATTGTATTTTCTACAAGGGTCTTAATGGCACCAGAAGTTAAGGTTGTTAACGCTGAATAGTATCTTACACTAGCTGTAATATTTACAAAGAAAAACTCTGGGTCTACAAATACAGGAGTAATCGCTAATACCTGTTTAGTTTTTAGTATATCGTTTTGAATATTTTCTTTAACTGCATCTGAGATTGTAAAGCCTGAAAATGGCTTTAACGATATCATAACTCTACCATAAAAAGGGGGTATATTATCTTCACCACCCCATACTGAAACAGACTCTGCTCCAGAATAATTAGCTAAAATTAGACTCTCATAATCTACAGATGTTACAGCGCGATTTCTGGAAGCATTTACTTTTGGTGCATTAAACTTAATAGACGTGATAGTTTCAGCGTTAGCACCACCTGTAGAGTTACTATTAACTGTAATAGCAACACTACTTGAACCACCAATGGTACTACTTGCTGTGAAAGATTGTGAGACGGTACTCGAAACGTTAACTGCAGAGCCTGAGGATACCAAGTATTGGATTGTAATAATATTACCTGCTTCTAAACTTTTACCTATAACACCATCACCAAAATATATTTGATATTTGTTATTAGTATTTTCTTCTAAGAAAAATACCTTTGAGGTATCATCAATCCCGGTAATATCTGTAGCAAGAGTATATACACTAGATGTAGTATCAGAAGACGAAGTTTGAACGGAAATTTTTAACGTAGTTGTATCTACATTAAGACTAGGTATCTCATACTTGGCATCTGGAGAGGTATCTGAAACCGCATGTCGAAAGCTAAGTAAGGTTCCCTCTATGACGTCTATATCAGTAAAAGTATACGATGTTCCACTTCTAGAAGCAGATACAGCTTGATTTGTTAGAAAATTATATGCTGTACCATCTACTGTAGATGTAAACTGGGTATACCTATCCATGGTTAGTGTATTAGGCAATCCAGTAGGGCTAGTTACAACAACATCAATATTAGCTGAAGAACCTCTAACGGATGTAGGCGTATATCCTAGATGCTTGGCAATAGAGACGGCAGAAGATCTTTTAACTGCTGAATCCAAAAACATCTCATTTACCACCATATTGGCAAGGTACGCATTGTAATGGGTGTTGTATGCAAGAACGTCTAAAAGAATAGAGAGACCAGACCCTTCAAAATCATAATCGGTAAATTCGGTTTGAGCCTTTAAAAACGTTTTCAAGTTTGACTTGATCTGATCAAAATCAAGTTCTGCTATTCTTAAATTTGACATTATCTTACTCTTGTTATTAGTGTTGTTAAAGTAATAGGTCTATCAGAGTTATTCAGTCTAAAAATGATGTCACACGTTACTTCATTATCGTCTGCTCTTTCGAATAATTTAACTTCTAACACCGTTACCCTTGGTTCATATTTTTTAATTGTATCTAAGATAGTCTTCTTCATAACCTGAACAGTTACAGGATTAAAGTTTTCAAATAAAAGACCATGTATTTGACAGCCAATTTCCGGATGAAAGGGACGCTCGTAGTGTCTCGTAGATATTAAACTCCTAAGAGATTGCTTAACAGCTTCTTCATCGTTCTTTCTAGCCACATCACCCGTTACGGGGTGAGATGTAAAAAGAAGATTAAAATCTGAGTATTGTCTAGTATTTCTGGTGGCCATGTTTATATTTATGCTAGATAACTAGCCTGCAAATACAGTTGAAGACCCTTGTGTTATAATATTATCATTGTAAGCATCACCTATTCTACCTACCCCCTTACCTCCGATAAAAACTTTACTTGAATATGTAGAAAGAATAGATTCATCTATTGGTGTACAATTTGGTAAAGGATGCGGAGTAACCTTATTACCCTGTATAACGACTAAGATATTATTTGCATATACATTGACGCTATTAACTTCACCAACACTCGTCTTTAGAGGCATGCGACATTTGTACCCAGATCCATTTGGGGATAATACAGAATCTCCCTGTCTCGATATCGCTGGCATTTATAGTCCTAATTGTAATAGGGTGTCAATATTGTTTACAGCTGTTTGATATTGCCAAACAATCCATTGTCCAATATTAGCTTGTAATGTTACGTTTCCTGTTTCTCCAGGCCCTGTAACACTAAACGCATATTGATTGTTTTGGGTTACTGGGTTCGGCATTTCATAACGAACTAATGCTTTAAAATCTTCTGTTGTATCAGGTGGAAGTGCCTTTAGTGTACCATCATTAAGCACAAACTCATAATACTCACCATCAAAGGTACTTGAAAAGGTACCTGAGAGCCTAACAACATTACCTAGATAACTAACATTTATACCCTTAGCTGCAAAGTCATATAAAGCGGTTATCGAAGTGGCAGGGGCTGAGTTGCTACCTTCCGGTAATATAGGGTATGCAATACTAAACCCTATGTCGATGGAGATGGTTTGGCCCCCGTATATTGTTGGTATGTATAAATTAGGTAACGGGGTCTCCCCATCATTTGTTAAAAGGTTTAAAGGGTCCGGGCTAACGGTAACAAAGCCAGTAGCATTGGAGGTATTTATTCTTACAAATTCATTTGCCATTATGCTAACTGAGTTAAGCCTTGAGAGTGGACGGCTTGATTAAAGAACGTTAAAAGTTGACCTCTATTATTTGCAGCAAACCCTACGTGTATCCATGGAAGCCCCGATCCTGTAGACTTATATTCTAAAAGTATCTGATCATACTTAAGTACTTTTGCAAGCTTTAAAGCTATATTGTAGTATTCCTTTTTATCAATACCAGGAAATTGAATATCGACCCCTTGCCCCTTAGGATGTGGAGACGTTACAGCATTAGATTTATTACCTGCAGATCTAAATGCCGAGGTAACTATCATATTAGGGTATAGTTTTTTCACGGGCTCTAAAACGTTTAGTGCAACAGCTTGAAGATTAAATACAATTTCACCGTAGGTTAATCCCAATTGGGCCTGTATCGGATCTCGAGTTACAGCAGCCTTACTAGATAACATCTCAACTGTAAAGTTAGGAGATAGGTTATAATTACCTGGTAACTGAGTAACAGTTTTTAATTTTTCATCTGGTTTAATAAAGAGTTGTTGCTCAGAGGGTACGGTTTTGTTTTCTGTACCTAATGGTTTTTCATTTAATATTTCAGCAGTTGCAAAACCTTCTTTTATAAGTTTATTTTTATGCTCCAATTTTTCAGCTGGAGTATGAGTATCTACTTCTATTTCAATTGATGATGTATCTGCAGGAGAAAGAACTGCAGGATCAATTTTATCATTATCTGATATGTCTTTACGACCAGACATAATACCAATGTTGGAAATAGCTGCAACGTTAGCTGCTTTGCTTGGCTGTGAACCTGATGAAGTACCAGAGTTCATATGGAAGCTACTTCCATCGTTATTAATATCACCACCAGCTTTATTGTGAATAGCGCTTGCTACTTCTGCAAATCTACTACCACCAATCTTCTCATACAAACTACCACCTGTCTGATGATAGCTGGTGCTGGTGTTTTGATATAATGTTGTTGCTGATGCATACATGTCAACATTAGCTTTAAGATGCATTTCTTCAGAAAATAGTCTTAAATCTACATTAGACTTTAAATTCATATCCTTATATGCTTGTATGTTAACAGTATTACTTGTAATGTTAACTTCTTCAGTTGCTGAAAGATTTAATGTACCGCCTGCCATTGCTGTAATATCATTATGACAAGTAAGGTTTACATCACCTTCGACTTCGATATTTGCGTCATTACCAACAAAGATATTACAAGCCCCGTTGATAGAAATGTCTGCGCGACCTGCAATAGATATTTTTCCATTTCGATCAATAATTTCATAAGAAGAACCTTTAGTTCTTTTTACCATTGACCCATTTGAATCAATTTCAATGTAGGTACCAGACTTATGATATAGGTGAATTCGTTCGGAACCTGGTGTGTCGTCAATTTCAATAATATGTCCAGACTCTGTCTGGGTTACTTTGTTATACGGGTACGCACCATTAAAAGCTGACTCTGGTTCATCCCAAGCTTCACCCCCTGGAAGCTTTGCTCCCTTCATACGATTATTATTCTTCTCTTGAACTACCGTACCCCTTGAATCACCCTGAGCAAGTTTATTAGTTTCAGAAATGCCTGCATATTCTTTTGTAGGGTAGTTTGCGTTAGGGTCTGTAAAACCTCTATTAAGCACCTCTAATTTTTCAGCATTCTGAGCTGAATTGATATTAAAGTTCCTTGCTTCAAGTAATGCGGTATTAGCAATAGAAGAGTCAAATATCTCATCAGTTTTATTCTGTGCTTCTTCAGGAGACAAAGTACTGTATAAAGATTCAATACTAGTAGTGGTTGCCCTTGGTGCTTTACCTTTATTAAAAATAGAGTCGGCAAAACCACTAACCGCTGTAGAGAGGGTCTTACCAACAGTTGGGGTAATGCTTTGAATAAGAGTTGCAGCTAAAGAATCAAAATTTATAATACCTAATTTATCTGTTGGTAAAGATAGTCTTAATTGAGATTGTAATTTAGAAACTATTTTATCAGTAGTCTGTAAAAGTAATTGTTGTTGAATAATACCATCAATATTATTCGATATCTGGGTAGGTCCGTTATTTGCGTTAACTATATTGACAGGGTTAAAAGGGCCAATAAGATTCTTAGGTATGTCGGTTAGTTGTTTGTTTGAGCCCAGTGTAACTTGCTTAACAATATCTACAGATCCTACCTCTGCAACTCTAGAGACTATAGCTCTTAAGATAGGGCTAGGGATGTTAAGGTTAAGAGCAATTATCTTGTTAAAGATACTGTTCTCAAGCACACCTTGAATTTGTTTGGTAATTAGCGGATCCATTATGTAATTAAACTCTGTAAGGCTTGTTTTTCGGATTGGTAACGAGATTTAACACCAGCTTGAATAGAAGCTGAACTAGATTTAAATAGCGTGGCCACATTGTTAATTTTCCATTCACTGACTAAAGTAACAATATCTTTATCAGTTAAGGTACTCTTACCTCTTAATGATTCTGTAAATGCGCTTGTATTGGCAGGACCGAATTGTACTGCTCCTGACCAAACTAGATCTTGTACGGCTGGTCCATACTTGGTCATATCTAGACCCTGACGCTGCAAATTAGCTATTGCAACATTATAGTATTTCTTTTGAATATAATCGTGTTGTTCTTTATTAAAATCTGCTTTAAATGTATTTGCAATTTCTACCCACTTGGCATCAAAGGCTGCGGTTGCGGGCTCAAGACCTGCAAATTTATCTTTAAACTTAGAAGTATTTAAGAACTGAATTACTGGTGAATTTTTAGCTGAAGGTCTTGCTCTACCAGTTGTCATTACAGCAGGCAAGAAAGAGGCTAGTTGATAGGTTCCATATGATGCTCCTCCAAGATCCCCACCTGCAGCCCCATTATAGGCATTTATTGTACCAGGACCTTTACCACCAGATTCATACTTCTCAGATGTTTGGCCTAGTTCCCACCCATCTACGGAAGGAGTACCTGCACGAACTGGCTCACCTTGGCTGTCTACTACAGGGTTACCAGAGCTATCTCTAAGGATACCATCGTTAGGATTAGATACTGATGGGGTTTCTTCTTGTACAGAGAACGCTTTTTTTGCCGCCTTGGTAGCAATTGTACCGAAGATAGCAGGTTGTTGCATATCTTCACCATCAAGAAAAAATCCTACGACCCAGGTACCGTCAACGGGACCTAATGGTGATGTACCAATGCCTGATATTGCTGCCGATGTAATTGGCTGAATAGGAGTAGCCCAAGGAAGATCTCTAGTTGGTAATATTAACTTACTGTCGGTATGATAACCATAAATGCGGACTCTGCATCTACCCATTTTTTCTGGATCCATGCGGTCTTCAACAACCCCAATCCACCAATTAAAACCGTCTTTGTTAAAAATTCTTTGCATAATTAAGCCTTGTAAGTACTTTCTTTATCAACATATAAGGAATCTTTAATTACTTCCATTGTCATAGAGTGTTCGAGTTTATTTATTTTATGGTGAATAGCTGTAATAATATAATATCCTGAATATAATTTATCTTGAGCAGAAGACCCGGTATCTTTTTCATCTTTAGCGCCTAAAGATGGGTATTCAAAATAAATTAATCTACCAACTTCGGCATCTGTTCTACCTGGTACGGTCATATTCATTTTAATATTCGTTAGCTCTAACATACTAGATAAACGATTACCATATATTTCCCCCATCTTCTCGCTAATGTTGTCAGGGTAGTCTGTAAATAGTTTTGGATTCTTAGGATAAAAGCTTATATTAGTTGCAAAGTTTTTATAGGTGTCTTTACTAAAGATTGGTTTAGCTTCAACTCCCTTTCCAGAGGAGTGAAATTGTTTTTCATAATTTAATGTATGATCATAATCTACAAGTTCGTACTCTTTATTAAAGACGTCTAGATATACTAATCTATTAGCTAAGTACCCATTTGTGTAATTCTTAACATAGTCACTTGTTTCTATCATCTCAACATCTTTTGCAAGAAACATTTCTCTATTAACATTCTGGGAGTTCTTATCATCACGAATATTAGAGACTGAAATTAAATATCTTCCAAGATAATTTTTATTTTCATGTGCATCTCTAAACAGGTTTTCTAAAGTACCAAAATAGAAATTTTTATTAGACTCAAAGAATATAAAATTTTTAGCTGTACCATCTTTAGGTATAGCTTTAGAGGCAAGCCAATTTATACATTTGAACGGTGACCATCCAGGGGATATAAATTTTACTTTATTTGAAGCTTCGTTAATAACTATTAGTTCAGTCGGCTTAGGGTCTTCATTTATTTCATTACCTAATTCAGATATTTTATAATTACGGGATGAAGCTATAAAGTCTGAAAAAATAGTCCCTGCAACCTCTGTTATAGTACCCTCGAAAGGTGTAAATAACGGTAACGAAATATCTAAAAAGAATTCTAATGAAATAAAATGTAAGACAAAATTTTGAGTATTTTTATCCCGTACTATTGTTCTATCAGAAAGCTTAAATACTCTGAATGTTTTTTCAATTACTGCTGAATCTGGGAAAGACGGGGTTCTTAATTTAACATTTAAAAATTCTTCCCCATGGATATTAAACTGATCAATTAAATTTCTACTATCAGTAAGTACTAAGTTGCCGTGCAGGTAATTTTTAAACAGATCTTCAAATAAATTTAACTCAACAATAAATTCTGTAAGATCTATTATCTCATTAGCTGAGTTTATAAGTTTGAGTTGTTCAATTCGTACTTCACCGGCACGTTGAAGACCTTGTTCACCAATCATTATTGACCCAGTTTCTGTTTAAAGTCAAGTACAACAGCATCTACATACACAGGCTTTAATATTTTAATTCTGCGTTTTGCCTCATTATTTTCATCTTCAAGTGTAAAATTGGTAATCGGTGTACCAGATATAACTGTAGTACTTGTAATATTAGCGCTAACAGCCGTATTAGAAGATTTTAAAATTTGATCACCAGTTTTAAATCCCCCTGAAGTCACAGTTACTATAACATTAGATGTACTAATTTTACTCGTAATATAACCAATTCCTATATTAGTGTTGTTAGTAAGGACATCATTAACACTAAAATTAGTAAAAGCATTAGAGGATAAAAGATAGACATTGCCGTTGGTATAATTGCCATTTGCATCTTCATAATGATTTACAGCGTTTACATCATTATACTTACCTGCAATATATCTATTGAGATTATTTGTATCTAAGGGCCAGTCAAATCTTGGATCAAGGATATCGTTGTAATGCAAAATTAACCAATGAAGCTCAGGGTTACCATAAAACTTATCGGCGACTAACTCTGGCGTTTCACCATCTCTTACATCATACTCATCAAAGAGACCTAAATTAGTTTTTGTTTCTTCTGATAGGGTAGCTCGGTTGGTAATGTTTGTTACTACTTGAACTGTGGTAGCATTATCTAAAGAATAATACGTATAGGGGAAGCTTTTAAAATACATTAGTAACCCGCCTGTATCATATTCTTAGTAAGAATCTCTAGCTCACGGAACGTAAGAGACATATTTATCTCAGTTGGAGAACCATCTCTAAAAGATGAGAATTGTTCCCCACCATAGCTTACATCCATATTTTCTAATACACAAGTTGCAAATTTATGAAAATACCCATTTTCTTCACTACCAAAATAATATGATATGTTAAACTCGGATGGGTAAATGAAGAATAATTTACCTTCAGACATTTCCGGGTGCATATGAAATTTAAAGGTGTTTATTATATTATAAACATCATCGGATTCTTTTTTATTCTTAGGGAAGAATTTATATTTAAAAGCAAAAGACCTAAAGTCAACAGATTCAAAAACGGTTTCTTTAAATGGGTTTAACGCTGTACCTGAAGACACGCTTAGTGCTGATGATACATCTGCGGCACCAAATGCACCTGGTAACTTAGCTAGAGAAGCTCCCATCGCTGAGACAGCTTCTGCTGACCCCCCTACTAGCCCTTGACCATCGAATACACTACCGCTTAACACCCCTAACAAGGTACCCAGTTCTTTGTTAGCATAATTCATACTATATTTTATTGAAGGGGGACCATCAACATAGAGTGCAATAGCATCAGAAATCCTATATGTAGTATCTTTTTTAAGTATATCAGCACTAGCCATTGTTGCGCCGACTGCAAGCCCGACACCTGCACCAACTACTTTAGACACGACTTTTGTTGTGGCTCCTGTCTTACCAAAAGCGCCTGCTGCAGAGCTTACTAATGATGTAACTGCTACACCAGTTGCAACCACTGCGGCGCCTTCAGTAGCAAGTCTTATTGTATCACTTCCTATTTCTTCTTTTGTTAAATTAGCAGAATTAGGATCTCTTTTAACTTCAAATTGTCTCTTATCTTCGTTAAATTTAGACTTACCTCTAACGTTAATGTTAAAAAGAACATAATGTTGCAGGTTAGGCGCTGTTTGAAGATCCGATGGGTACTGAGTTACCTTAACATTAAATTTGTTTTTATCTATCTTACCTGTTGAGGCAAAGAGGGATTCTTTGTAAGCATCTAGTGCTTTTTCTGTACGCGTACGTTCTTTTATATCTGCAGCCATCAGGGCCCCATAAATAGTTGGATTATATTATATTTATCCCGTTATGTACAAAGCAACTCATAAAGGCCGCTACAGGGTCGCTAATCCTTCTAAGTATAGAGGTGACATTCATGACGTCATTTATAGATCATCTTGGGAGTTGAAGTTTATGAAGTGGTGTGATAATAACGCATCGGTACTTGAATGGGGGTCTGAGACTATGATTATACCATATAAATCCCCTGTTGATAGTAAAGTACATCGTTACTTTGTAGATTTTTATATTAGAGTAAAGGATAGAAACGGTATAATTACCAAATATTTAATTGAAATTAAACCAGAAAAATTTACTAGACCCCCTGCTATTCCTAAACGTCAGACTAAGAGATTTATTGACGAGGTGTTTCAATATGGGGTAAACCAATCAAAATGGAAGGCTGCAGACGAATATTGTGTTAATAGAGGAATGCAGTTCTTGGTTTTAACTGAGAAAGATCTTGGTGTATAACAGATAAATATAGTTATGGCTACAGCAGTTAACCCCTTTAAAGATATTAGAATGAAGGCAGGCGATGTAGATCGCTCTCTAAACTGGTATCAGGTTCAAACAAAGAACCTTAAGAACGTCAGACCTAATCAGCTGATGGCAAATACACCTGAATTGACGACTACCATTCTACCTGGTAATATGTATATGTTCTTTTACGACGCTAAGTTAAAAGATACATTACCATACTGGGATATGTTTCCATTAGTATTACCATTTAGAAAAGTACAGGGTGGGTTTTACGGTCTAAATTTACACTATATTCCCTACCCTGTGAGATTTAAATTACTTGCAGCAATGCATGATTTAGCTTATGATGCTAAAGTTACAGAGAATACAAGACTTCAATTGAACTGGAGAATATTGAATGCTTCTACTAGATATGCACCAATTAAAGCTTGTGTAAAGCACTACCTTTATGAACAGCTTCAATCTAGATTTTTAAAAATACATTACCCCGATTGGGTTACTGCCTCTCAGCTTCCTGTGGAGAGGTTTATTGGAGCTAATAAACTAGAGGTCTGGAGAGACTCCAGAAAGAAATACTAATGGCAAAAGCTAATTTTAATTTAAGTTTATTTATTGCTGCTATTAGAGAAGATAGCCTGGCAAGAGTAAACCGGTTTGAAGTTATGATTCCGGCACCTACAGGCATGAGTAATGTAAATAGATCCTATGCAGATTTTTCAAGCCTTTATTGTGAAATGGCAAGCCTGCCACCGGTTAATATTTCAACTAAATCCTTTAAGATCTTCGGACCTACGTATCAAAGACCATTTGGGGCTGAGTATGGTGGGGAGGGAGTATCTTTGACATTTCACGTAGATAGAGATATGAATGTAAAGAAGTTTTTCGACGAGTGGTCTGCTGTAGTAGTTGATCCTGACTCTGGATTAGTAAACTACCAAGAAAATTATACTTCAACGATAACATTAAGACAGTTAGATGAACAAGAGAATGTTACATACGAGTTAGAATTATATGAAGCATTTCCAAGAAGTGTTAATCCTTTAGAATTAAATAACTCAGCTCAAAACCAAACCCACCGGCTCAATGTATTGTTTGCATACCGATACTGGAAAGATATAGGTCGCGAATTCCAACCTATGCCGATGGATACACCAAAAAGTAGAGAGTTATTACAAGCACAGCAGGCCCGCGCAGATTTTGCAATAAGAGACCCAAGACGAATTGATTAATTAAAGGAAGATATTATGGCTTTACCAAAATTAGAAACACCAACGTATGAATTGACATTACCTTCAACGGGAGCTAAATTAAGATTTAGACCGTTCTTAGTTAAGGAACATAAAATTCTTTTAACTATGTCAGAAGCAGAAAACAGTGAAGTAGCTAGAATTATTAGAGAGTTAGTAGATGTATGTACGTTTAATACTATTAAAATTAGTGAATTGCCGCATTTTGATATTGAATATATCTTTATGCATCTAAGAGCTAAATCTATAAGTGAGACTGTTGACGTAGTTGTTAATTGTGAATGCGGTGAGAAGATCGATACTAGTTTTAATATTGAAGACCTCAAGGTTGTTAAACCAGAAGGTCATTCTAATAAAATTATGATTAATGATGAAATAGGGATCGAATTAAAATACCCTAACATCGATGAAGTAGTAGATATCTTTGCTACCAACGATAACCAGAAAGTTATCGATCTTATTGTAAAGAGTGTTAATGCAATTTATAACCAGACCGAATATTGGTCTGCAGCAGATCAGACAAAAGAAGAATTAGAAGAGTTTATATTTTCTTTAACCAAAGTACAGTTTGATAAGTTAGAGCAGTTTTTTGTAACTGCGCCAAAGATTGTTCAAACAATTGAATGTGATTGTCCTAAGTGCGGTAAGCATAATGTTTCTAAGCTAGAAGGTTTACAGAATTTTTTCGTATAACCCTTTCCTCGGATAATTTAGCTAATTACTTTACGCTAAATTTTTCATTAATGCATCATCATAAGTATAGTTTGACTGAAATTGAAAATATGATGCCGTGGGAGAGGGAGGTTTATGTTTCGTTATTAATAGATTATATTAAACAAGAAAACGAAAAGCTGAAAATGCTTAAACAGACGGCAAGGAATATGTAAATGGAAGAAAAAAAAGACGAAGATTGGATGCAGAAGAAATGGCGTCCGGCAATGGGTTGGATGTACATGGCTATCTGTATGCTTGATATGGCTATATTTCCAGTGCTCTGGAGTATGCTACAAGTATTTACCAAGCAGCCCGTTACGCAATGGAGTCCTTTGACTCTGCAGGGTGCAGGGTTATTTCACCTCGCCATGGGTGCTGTTTTAGGTATTGCTGCATGGGGTAGAACCCAAGAAAAAGTCGCTGGTACTGCATCTAACTACACACCACCGCTACAACCCGCATTATCAGCTCCTGCATTTCAATCTCAGAGTTTTGAAGACCCAGTTCCAGCTGCAGCACCATTTGGCGCTCCGAGTTTTACACCACCATTTGCAGCTGCAGGTCCAACCCCAAGCTTTGAAGCAGCAATAACAGCTCCTGGTGGAAGAAGACCTGTAACTCCTAACTTTAGCGCATAATGCAAACCCCATCAGCATCAGATCCTAGCTTCAAAGCGTTTCTTGAAGACCTGCAAAAGCAAAACAATCAAAGTTTTGTTACTCAAATCTTTCAGTTAAAAGCTGAAAGAGAGATTGCAGGTAAAGACGGTGATAAGAGAGAGGAGCAATTGCATGAAATTAATGAAACTTTAAAAACTTTAAAGGAAGCTGTTACAGGGATAAAGCTTGATTCTCCTGCCATTGATTTTACTCCTGTAGTAGATTCTTTAGCTAACGTTACTGAAGTACTTTTAAAATCGTTAGAAGAACATTCAGTATTGCGCAAGATAAGTGAAGGTAGAGTTAAGTTTGATGCTGATACTCAACGGTATCACTTAGAAGGCAAGGAAGCTAAGAACAAGATGGTAAAAGAAGCCGATGTACGTACTACATCGACTAAAGATGCCATGGTGGCTCCTGTAGCAACAAGAAATAGAGGACCAGTTAATAGTAAAGATTTAAAAATACAAGGTAAGGTTTCTGAAGACGCAAGTATTGAAGATATAGCTGCTGCAAGGGGATCTGCTGGACCTGATAGAGGTTCAGATTTAACAGAACCTGCTCTTAAATTAAAACCAATAAACTATACCCCCGGTAAAGCTGCTGCTGCTGCTGTAAGAGGGGGTAAAAATAACCCTACCGCTGATACTGAGAAAGAAGATAAATCTAAGTATCAAGGGTTCTTTAACGAGCTTGAGAGTGGGTTTAAGTTCTTTATGACCGATGGTTTGTCTGAAAAACCAGGTCAAGGTATTTTTCAAACCCCCTCAAAAGATGTAGAAAAGAAAGATAGAGAAGCTGATGTTTCAAGCCCAAGGCAGGAAAATCCTGAAGCAGATAACGTTGCATCAACTGGTGAAATACTGGCTGATACAGCTAAGAGTGATCTTGAGTTATCTAAGCAAATGCTGGATACAACTAAAGCACAACTTGTAGAACTTAAAGCAATCAGAGAAGCTCTAGCTCCTAAAACACCAAAAGAATTAACTGAACAAAAAGGCGGTCCAACGACTGAAAAAGAAAAAGAATCTGAAGGCGGTGGTTCACTTCTAGGAGATCTTGCTTCTGGAGCAATGGATTTATTAGGCGGCGGTAAAAAAGCTGCTGGAAAAGTTGCAGGTAAAGCAGCAGGGATTGGTGGTAAATTATTAGGTGGAGCCAAAGTCCTAGGTAGTAAAGCTGTTGGCTTTGCTAATTCTGGTGCGGGTAAGTTACTAGGTTCAGTTGCTGCAGTTGGCCTTGGCGCATATACTGCTTACGAAGGCTTTACAGCAGCCGAAGATAGTAAGCAAGCTAAAATGGAGGAGGTCCAGGCTAAGGTTGACTCTGGTGAAATGAAACCCGAGGAAGCTGCAGCTGCAAGAAAAGAGATAGGTAATACTGCAACAGTTGAGAAAAGTGGTGCTATTGGTGAAGGTACTGGTATGGCTGCTGGCGCTATTGCTGGCGCTAAATTGGGTGCAATGGCTGGTACGTTTATCGGTGGTCCCGTTGGTACTGCGATAGGGGGTTTAGCAGGAGGTGCAATAGGTGCTTTTGCAGGATCCAAAGCTGGTAAGGTAGTTGGTGAATACGGTGGTAAAGCTATTAATGCAGCTGGTGAAGGAATAGACTACGTTAAAGAAAAAGCAGGTAAGCTAGGTAGTTCTGTTTCGGGCTTTTTTGGTGGTATAGGTGATAAGGTTAAAGGGGCTTATGGAGATGCTAAAACTATCTATAATGACTATGATAAAGGGATAGGTCTACGTGATCAGCCAATGGGTACAGCCATGGCAGATCAGCTTATAGGTAGTGTTACATCTGTGGACTCTAAAGATAGTCAAATGTACCAGAGTCCCAGAGACAATATATCATCATCTCAAAGGTCAATAAAGGAAGGGATTACAGCTGAAAAATCGATACTTGGCAGCGCTACTCTCGGTGGATTTTTTACTGCAAAGGGTAAAGAATCCGGAAGTTTCCTAGGATCAGAGAGTAAAGACAGTCTAGTGTCTGGTAAGATTGAAGGTAAGTCGATTGATAAGTTAGAACAAGAAGACAGTCGTATGCTAGGTAAAAGAGTATCTGGTGGGCTATTTGGTAGAGATAAGTACAGTGTCACTAGTCAAGTAAGTGGTACAAAAGGAGATAGTGCAGAATATGACACCGCGGTAACTAAAAGTGAATACAAACAGCTTCAAGAACTTAATGCCACAGGTGATGTTGAAGGCGCTAAGAAAAAACTAGAAGAAATAAAAGCTGCTAAAGAAAATAGTGTTGCTAATAAGGTAAGTAATTTTATCGGTGATAAGGCTAAATCTGTATCTAGCTTCTTTGGTGGTATAGGTGATAAGGTTAAAGGTGTATACAATAGCGGTATAGGTATGGATGATCAGCCAGTGGGTACGGCTATGGCTGATCAAAAAATAGGTAGTGTTACATCTGTGGACTCTAAAGATAGTCAAATGTACCAAGGCCCAAGAGATAATATATCATCGTCTGAAAGGACGATAAAAGAAGGTGTAACAGCTGAAAAATCTGTACTTGGTAGTACATTCCTTGGGGGCTTATTTACTGCAAAAGGAAAAGAGTCAGGGAGCTTCCTAGGGACGGATAGTAAAGACAGTCTAGTATCTGGTAAGATCGAAGGTAAGTCGATTGATAAGTCGGAGTCCCAGTATGGACGAATGTTAGGCAAAAGAGTCTCTGGTGGTCTATTTAGTAGAGATAAGTACAGTGTCACTAGTGAAGTAAGTGGTACAGGCGGCGATAGCGCAGAATATGATACTCAGGTAACTAAACAGGAATATAAACAACTCCAAGAACTAAATGCCAAAGGTGATGTTGAAGGTGCTAGAAAAAAATTAGCAGATATAAAAGAAGAAAGAGCTCAAGCGCTTGTACCATCAGCTTTAGATGTTGAGGGAAGTGTTGGCAGAGGCTCCCCTATTCTAACAGGAAAAGAAGTTGCAAAGACTTCTACCGAAAATGCCGATATGGGTAGAGAAGCCGGTAGGGGAGGTGCTAATAATACCGTTGTATCTAACAATGTAAGTAGCAACAATACTACTAAGATTGTTCCAATGAAGGCAAATCCTAGACCAGAATATACAGGATCTTCTCTAGATCGATATACCAACCGTATTTCGGTTTACTAATGAGAAAGGGGCCCTAGGGCCCCGATCTTACTTCTTCTCTGCTTTCGCAGGCTTTTTTGTAGCTGGTTTATTAACGGCCTTTTTGACAACCCTACAGCCATCTGCCGCAGTCTGCCCAGCTTTACAAGGCCGTTTTACTTTTTTGCTTCGGGCTTCTTTTCGTCTTTCTTAGCCGCAGGTGCTGCAGGAGCAGCTGGGGCTGGAGCAGACGCAGCCTTAGCAGCGGGAGCCGCAGCAGTCTTAGCAGCGGGCTTGGCTTCTTCTTTCTTAGCTGGATCGGCAGCAAAGGCGGTCAAAGCGAACATAGAAGCAATGATAGCGATAAATTGTTTCATGAATTTCTCCAATATATAAAAAATTAAATTAAAGTTACACTAAAATAAACTAGCTCGTCACCTTACCTGGACCTAAGTTACTTAGGTAGCGAGTATCCAGGATCGGGCTAAGACTACCTAATTAATCGTCATTTGCCAGCTTGGCAAAATAGGATAGGGAATCATCTGCATCGTCGAAGTCTGCTTTAGGCTTGGCGGCTGGTTTAGCAGCAACCGGCTTTGGCATATCTTCATCTAAGCTTGTAACTTCAGCACGAGGAGCAGCAGCACCTGTAGCAGAAAGTACCATAGTAAGCTTAGTCTTCAACTCGTCATATGACTTAAAGTTTTTAGGATCAACAAACTCAGCTAGTGAGTGTTGCTTTTTCCAGATCGACTCCATTTTTTCGTCTTCTGCTAAAGGCGTAGCTGAATCGAATTCAGACTTATCGTAGTTACGATACCCTTCAACATTACGAATCTTCAACTTGAAGTTAGCACCCTTCCAGAAGTCGAAAGGATTAACTGGATCCTCGTCCTCAAACTGAGGTTGCATCACATCCTTAATCTTATCAAAGATCTTCTTACCAAACTTATACAGTCTGACTTGACCTTCATTCTCGGGATGTGCTGGATCTTTAACCACGTAGATATTAGCAACATAGGTCAGGCGACGTTTTTGCTTACGTACCAGATCTTTGTTAGCCTCGATACCAGAGTTCCATATTCAGTATTGAATTCAGAAACGGGATCTGCTTTACCTAGGGTTGTGAGAGAGTTCTCGATATACCACTTACCTGAAGGACCTTGAAAGCCATGGTTCCAAATACGAACCCATGGTAGCTCTTCGCCTGCTGATGGTGGTAGGAATCGAATGACTGCGTAGCCGTTACCAGCCTTATCTACCTCTGGTTGCCAGAAGCGGTCATCTTTTGCGTTGTCTTGAGTCTGAGGCGTTGCAATCTTTTCGACTTCTTTCATCAATTTGTCGAAACCACCTGAACTCTTCTTCATAGAACTAAAATCTAATGCCATAATTTTCTCCTTGTATGCGTTGTATAAGCGTTGTATTTGTGTTGTATTTTATTATTTACTATCATCAAGATCATCATAATCGTCTACATCACCGTCATCTAGATCGAGACCTTCGTCTTCCTCTTCTAACATATTATATATACTTTTTCGATATTTGCCACTCTTATCTACACCTTTGGTAATCCTACGAGTTTTTTTCTCGTGATCAATTTCAAAATTTTTATGCTTCATCTCTATCACTACTTACTGCAATAAACGGCCATGAAGAAATACGTTTCGTAATTTCCGATTGGTGATGTGCAAGCTTAATCAAATATCGTTGTGTTTCTCTAATATGTTCGGATAACTCTGTCATATTACCCTGCAGAATACAAATAGACTTTTCAATTTGTATCATACGGGCGTCAGAAAGATCCAATTGCTCTTCGGTAAATTTCATTGTACTTGTCTTTTTTAATCTCTAGAAAAGGTGAATACTTCTTAATAATTCTTGAGGTGTCTGGCCAAACTAGATCCTCTTTTAAATCCTGATCTAATTGATCAGTAAAATTATTTAGCTTATTCAGGATTACAAGAGTTTCAATTGAGATATCATTCCGAAGATACATCTTTACAATAGGTGGGTGCTGCCCATTATTGCAACTGAAGAGTTGATTAAAGGATATATTGTTCTTATCGGCAAACAATACAGCCTTATCTAACTCTTTTTTAAACGTATATGAGATAGATTCTATACGCTTTTTCCATCCGTGGTAACGGTCTTTAGCTTCTACATCAAATACACCGCCCCATCTATCTCCGGACACAAAATTTGCTACTAAGAAGTTCACTATATCTTTATCCGAATAAGTTTCTGCTACTCGATTAATTGATAAAAGATCTTTGCGTTTAAGAAATGAATTCCTAGTAGCGCGAACTCGCCCCTGCTGTTTAATCACATCATAATTATCTGTCGTAAAATGTAGGCGCAAGGCCAAGTAATAACGATAGACTTCAAAAGGAGCCATAATCATAAAGGTAGATGACCCCGTGGTTTAATCATATTAGCTATCTCAGCCTCCATTTGAATCTTCTCCCGAAGTTTCTGATTAATCAATGAACCAATACTATCAATTTCAATATCTTTTTCATGACAATAACTAATAACAGCATCCATATAAGTTGTATTAAAGTTAGCTACTATCTCATCTATATACAAACTAAACTCATTAGGAGATCTAAATCGCTTAGTTATTACCAATGCATCTGTTAGTTGTTCGTTTTCGTCAATCATACAAAGAATATAAGGCCTAGCATTACTGCTTGAATGGCGAAACCAAAACCAATTGTTACTACCATCAGCATGTCTTTAATTATAGCTGACTTTACAAAATAAAGCAACAGACCCGCCCACAGTATTAATGATACATCGAGGGGGGGCATCTTATCGGTAGCACCTGCCATGACAGCAATAAAGCCAGGAATAGTTGCGCAAATTAGCGTTACAATACTTATCCATGCAAACGTGTCTGCTGTTGCCTTGGTAAAGCCCTCAAAATATGTAAATACACTATCTTTAAATTCGTTAAATTTTTCCATTTTTCTCTCCGTAAAATATATGACGACCAATTTGACTAATCTTTGGAAGGTTCCAATTAGGGTTTACATAATCGGCATGATAATACATTGCCTTATACATCGATGGTAATCTAAAGTTTTCTAGTAATACTTTCTTAGCTACCTCCATTGACTCTTTGTAATGTACGCCAGATTGTACCTTTGGTCCGGACTCACAGTACCATGAGAACTGACAGACAACCTTACCATAAAAAACATTTTTCTGAAATACTACATCGCATATATCTGAAGGGAACTTACCAGATGCTGCTCTATTTAACGTTACCTGCGCAACTGCGACCTTTCCTTCAAAGGGCTCTGTAGCTGCCTCATGATAGATATTCTTTGCAAGACAGGTTAACTGCTTTTCTCTTTCAAGCATTGTGATTGGAGTACCGTAATATTGATTACTGTTATAATAATCAATTCTGTTAGTTGTGAATTTAGTTACAAGATATAACGTTAATACAACTAGACCTATTTTCAAAAATAGATTAAAAGTTTTTACCATTGGTTTTCCTTATTAAGGAGGCTCTCGAGTTAACAAGAGCCTCTGCCTTCAGATTACTTCTTGGTCGAAGTTGGTTTAATGTCTGTAGGTATGTTAGAAACAAAACCATTCAAGACTTGCGCCTTTGCAATGATATCAGTTTCGGAGGGATAGGCTGGGTAGCCTGGGTGCTCTGGAGGTGTTTGACCGGCGTGTTTAGCCGTCTCTACCTTTGTGGACCAGTCGTTTGATATTACTTCACGCTTACCATAATAATCGTCGCCAAGCATATCTTTGGCCATCTTGAGAAGTTCGAGACGAATCTCGAAAGGTGTCATGTTACTCATAATAATCTCCTTGTGTGTATGAGTGTTAAAAAAAGTAGTTTAATTCTGTTACGAGGATAAACTACCAAAAACCCTAAGCAGTGTTTAGGCT